GTGCGTCAGTCATGAGCCGGGCACAGCCCATGCTGACCAGCCCACTTTATACCAGAGGTGTAACGCGGCACGGATATTGACATCTGGGTTAAACAAATCGTCAAGTTTGGTTATGTAACCCTCACTAATTAGCCATGACTTGTGTGTGCCGTTGACTTGTAGTAATCCTCGACTGCCGCCGTTGCTATCTCGGCTGTTAAACGCCAACGGGTTACACCGTGACTCTCTGAACATGACGCGCGCCAACATTGGTGCTTCGCTTGCAGGCCAGCCAGCGCTAATGGCATCGGCAACGTACTGGGCGCATCCTTTAGGCACGGTCGTAGTCGTGGTTGTTGTGGTTGGCAACGTGGGCACAATGCTCACAAGGGTTGTAGTGCGCTGGCCTACTAGCGCTGGTTGGCTGTCAGACGGCTTACTAGCCCCGTAGAGCAACGTAAACGCCGCTAAGCCAGTAACTAGCCATGCACCTATTTTGATAGCGAAATATGTCATTTTTTCTCCAATTGGTAAGGCGTTTGCCATGAGTCACCGATTGCATCCTTAAACGCAATTTGTGCGTGCAGCACTTGGTCTGTCTCTGGGTCACGGAATATCTGCACCAAAACCATTTGCTGGCTGTCTAGGTGCGTGGTGTAAACCTCGTAAATATATGTTTTTGCGTCTGCCATTGCATCTCCCTTATCGCCGGTGTTTCCACCATAGGGCATCACTGTGGCAATTCGGTGAATACTCTCTTAAACGCTTGTTGTATAAGGGTTACGGGCTGATTGACAAACGCTGGTGATACTTCCACGTGCAGCCAATCGCCACCCGGCGCACCGTGTATTTCGGGTTTGCTGTACGACTTCCATGCTTGACGGTCACAACGCCAGCCGCGCCCAAACGCCTTAGGAAAATAATCAAGTACGCACTCAACACCTAATTCGTTGGCGTGGGCTAGCACAATGTTTATGAACGCAATAGTGCCTTTACGGTTTGCGTCTGGATGTTTCTCTGACGGTCTGTACGACAAGTCAACTGCTCGACCAGTGGCATGCACACTTAACAATGTTTCGCTGCCTCGCATGTTGCGTACACCCCAACTGCCGTTATTCCAAAATGCGCCGTTGCCGTAGCGAATTGCGCAACGTATCCATTCATCCATGCCGGGCAGTGGGCCAGCCGATGCGCCGTCACTGTTGCCCGTGTAAGGCCGTGAGCCTACGACTTTAGGGTTGGCTGAAATTATTGCCATTGGTTGGCTCTATTGGTTTGCGTTTCAGGCCGTTGGCGGCAACTAGGCCAGACAATGTGCCGGTCATAAAAATGCTGAGGGTCTTAAGTAAGTCAATAAATGCTGCATCGTTTGGTGCTTGCTCGACTGGTTGAGTAACAAACAATAAACCCCACACAAACCCAATAACGGTTACTGCAAACGTGACTGCAATAGTGCAGCCAACAAACACGATCATTCGTGCATGTAGCAATTCTATTTCGGCTTTTTCTCTAGCCATTAGTGACTCTTTCGCATTGGGCAATAGTGCTGCAACGTGTTAATGCGCTGTTGCGTGTTTTGTGTGGCGCGTTTGTGCGTGTTGTTTCGCACCCGGTCGAGGCAAGTGCAAGAATGACGCTAGCCAGCAGGGTTAGGCGGATACGGGTTATCACTTTTTACCTTTGCTACGGCTGTACGCCATTCGGCTTCCGTTGCGTCTCCGCGTTGCCAAGCAAAATAAACTCCGTCTGATTGCGCTTCGTATTGTGTTCGGCGTGTTGTTTCTACCGTGTTGTATTGGTTTTGGTAATCCACTTGTGGCCATTGTGCGTCTAGAACGGCTTGTGTTGGTTTTGGTGTGCTACTTAACCAAGTAAGGCCTGCGTATGTGTCTCCGTCTAAAGTCCAAATGTCGTTTGGATAGTTGGCGGTTAGTATTGCTGCGTAGTCAATCATGCGACAATTTCCATGCAAGTTATTGTAGATGCGGCAATGGCGGTAGCGCTGTTTTGGCTGCGGTTGATGTAACTTGTGCCACCTGCAAGGTCTTTTGATTGCACTTGATAAGTGATTGCCGATGTTGTAGCCGGGCTATCAAGGTACAACATTGATGCTTGTGCCACATAATCGTTGTTACCTGCCGAGTCTGCTGATGCGTAAGAGTTTACGCTGTAACCAGTAGCAGTGTTGCCGCCAGTAACTTTTATTGCCATAAATGTTCCACCATTGACAGATGCCATAATTAAAACTTTGTTTGTGGCAGTTGCTGGTGTAATAGTAACACTAAGACCAGTCACATTTGCGTAAGCACCAGCCGCACCAGATGTAAACGCGGTGGTGAGTGTGCTTGACAAAACTTGTTTAACTGTGCCTATCCCACTGCTAGCAAACGGGAAAAAAACGGCCGCGCCTGTAGCACTAAAATACAATAAACCGCCTGCATATTGTGTTAAAGCAAGCGAACCTGCCGTAGAAACTGTGCAAGTGCCAGCGGTAATCGTGCAAGTACCTGCACCCATGTTTTGTATCCAAACCGTGTCACCAGCCGCAAAAATACCTGTGTTTACAGTAATTGTTGTACTCGATGCAGATGTCATTTGTACGCGCTGGCCAACATTGCCAACCACAAGCGTGTAACTAGCGGTTTGGGCGTTCACTGGCAACGTGGTAATTGCATTAAGTTGCGCTGCAGTCAATACAGCACCACTAACAAACGGGAATGGCGTAGTCATAGTTGTAGATTATCCTAACGCATTAGTTGAGTTGATGATGCCATAAGTGATGTCATCAAGTATCAAGTCTGACAGCACGGTTGTGGCTGCTGTCCAAATGGTTACTCGATGCCCGGTCGCAAAATTGATGCGATGCTCAATGCCCTCAACCGATAAATCTTGGGTTACTGAGAGCGGTGTGCCACTGCTAAACGTCTTGGTGGCTGTAACGGTGTCACCGATCTCAACGGCCGTAATGGTGGTTTTTTGTAGATCGGTCAATGTTAAAAAATTGGTGGAGATGCTGGTAAAACGTGGCAACGGTATTGGATACAACAAGTAACTGGCAAGCGTGGCCGCCTGCCCATCGGTGCTTAAAAGGCTGTCAGTGATCGCCTCAGTTTGCGTAAAATACTGGCTGATGGATGATGTGTCGCTGGCGTTTTGTAATGTGCCGCCAACCTCAATAGTCACGTTTGCATTGTTGATCACTGGTGCTTGATCAAACTCAACTGCGAGCACGTCATAATCAAACGCGCTGCCTGTGTCAGTAAATGTGGCAATTGACGTTGAGAGGGTTGTGCCTGTTCGAGCCTGTGCGGTGAGCACATTGGTGCGGCTGCAAAAGATGCGGCCTTGTTCAGCCTGTTGGATGCGGTTGAGGTAGGCGTTGACGTTTGTGCCTGAGGCAATGGTGTAAGCGCCTAGCGTGGCTGTAGGTGACGCTGTGAGCGATGTTGTGCCTGTGTAGGATGCGGCCGTTAAAACGGCTGTAATGCGCTCTGATGAGGTTTGAGCGGTGGTGGCGGTTTCGGGCAAGAAACCTTGTGACAAGGTATAGATATCATCGGCAGCAAATACCGCATATTGGGTTAAACCATCCATTGTGTAGGTTTGATTAAATGTGGTCACTTTGCCTGTAAAAATGCGGCTGCCGTTACGACTTAACCTGATGTCTCGTAATGGTGCTAAACCCGGTTGCTCTGTTACTTGATTGTAATACGCGCTGGATGTGTTAAACGGGTCTAGGTCACGGTTTGTTTTCGGTATGTTAATTGACACCGCCATCTGGCCCGGCCCAAATACATCGCGCGGCCGTTTACGACCTCGACTAACCGTAATGTCTTGCACAAGGTTTGAGATATCCACATAATCTGTGCCATCACCGTCAAGTACCGATGTGCCGTCAAGGGTTGAGTCATCCAAATAAAACGCTGACGAGTCGTACCCTGTGGAGAGTTCTAGTAGGTAATCGCCACCAGAGATGACGGCTGCACCAGCCATTACCTGATCGCCAAATTAAGAGGCCCATACACTTGCGTGTACTGAGTCAAACTGTCTAATACTGCTTGGCCTGTTTGTGCGTTGCTCATCACACCGTTCACGTTGATAACTACGCCGCCACCCGGTACGCCACCGCCTTGCTCTGGTCGAGCCATGTTAATTGGTGCAACTGACGGGCCAGCAAGCACATCGCTGAACGATGCTGAGATGCCTTTAATGTCAGCAATTTTGAGACCTTTTTTAGCAAGCCGTTTTTGTGCCTCAGCAAACGCCGCCTCAACACCTTGCAAATATGATTGCGCGTTAGACACACCAGCGCCATACCACTGATTAGCAGCCTGTTGGCCAATGATTGCGGCTGCAACTTTGCTTGACTCAACTAGCGCGTTGGTTTCTAAAATTGCTGTAGAGCCGCCTTTAATCAGTTCTGCTGCGATGGCTGCACCAGACTCACCGCCGGCATCGAGCACGGCGTGCAATGCGTCTTGTGATAATCCGAGCGTAAGCAACGTGCTGACATCTTTGCTATAGGTTTGGATGCCTTTAACTTGATTGCGTAAGCCTGCCAAAAATCCTGTGCCAGTTTCATCGCCTGCGTCTTTAGCATCCTTAAAACTAAACGCATCTTTAAGGCCGTCTGACACGCCAGTAGCAAAATCGTTAAACGCGCCTTGTGCATCCTCAAGAGCGCTTTGTGCTTCTTTAAGTGATGTGACCATATATGTTTTAAGTGCGTCAGATGCTTTTTTAATTTTTTCTGCCATTTTGTCAATAGCGCTACCAGTTTTTTCAACTTTTGGCGGCAGATCGGCAAGCGTTGGGCCAAGCATCGGCCCGGCTGCTGCGTTAAAATCTGTTGTTGCTTCAGTGGCAGATTTGGTGGCGTTTTTGTAAACAAGAAATGCGCCAGCAGTAACAACCAAACCTGCTGCGATAGCGGCTGCACCAACGCCAACAGTTAAAGCGGTATTAGCGGCAGCAGCGCTTGCAGCCAAAGACCAGTTAAGCGCGGTGGTTACAACTGTGACCGCGTTAGCAATTAGTTGTGCAGCCTTAAACGCAATAAGCGCTGTAGAGATTGCAGCAATGGCCGTGCCAACACCTAACAAAATGCCAGTGTGATCGGCAGCCCAATTACCAAACTTAATTAAGACTGGGAGTACCGCTTCGACTGCTGGCAACAATGCTTTACCGATTGACTCTTTAGCCTCATCTAATGTTACTTTAAGACGCTTAAATTGTCCTTGTGCTGTACCAGCGGTCGTAGCAGCCGAGCCACCAAACGTGCTTGACAATGCCGCCATCACTTGATCAAGCGATGCACCATCTTTGATCATGCCGTAAATCTCTGGTGACAATTGCTTTAGAGCCTTAAAGTTGCCGCCATACGCTTTAGCGAGCGCATCAGACACACCAGCCAAATCCTGACCTGTGCCGGCTGAAATATCCATAGCCAATGACAATGCATCTGTTGCCATTGCCACGTTGTTTGTGCCTCGTACCAATGATGCGAACGCTGGCCTAAGTTCGTCATCTGCTACGCCTGTAGCCATTTGCATTTTGCTGATCTGTTCCTCAACTGATGCAATTTGTTTATCGGTAGCGCCTGTGACGTTGACCAGCGCGCGCGCCAATTGTGCTTGTGCTGCTTCATCCTCAACGGCTGCCTTGACGCTAAATCCAGCAGCAACGGTGAGTGCACCCATTGCGGCAACGGCTGGCAAAAATGCTTTGCCTGCAATAAACCCTGCTTTTTCACTGGTGGTTTCCAGCGCTTTAATTTGCAAAATGGCTTTCTCAAATCCCTTACCCTCAAGACTTGAGATGATTGGGATATTAATTGCCACTAGGAGCCTCGATGTCTCTGCTGATTAAGTTCTCTACAGTCTCCACTATTTGACGCACTTTGTCTGTGACTGCCTCTTTATTGCGCTCAACGGCAATATCAACTGCGCGTGGCTCTGGCCCTACCTCAGCATCAAGATTGGTAACAAACGTAGAATTAGTCTGACGGCCTGCATGGTCGTAAATTGCACCAGCCGCATCAACCTGCTGAATAACCATCAACTGGTAAGGCTTAGAACCATAGGCAACTTGCTCTGTATATGTGCCGGTCGTGCCTCGACCTTTAGGCCCACTAGGGATGCCGCCGCGCTGATAATTGACGTAGCGTTCTTTGCTTGCGCGCACACCAACTTTGACCTTAAACCCTGCTTGCACTGCGCTAGTTTTCCAATTTTTCTCACGCCCTCGCACCATGCCAGACAGCGGTGCACCATTGTTTTTTGAGTTATCAAAATGTGCCACCATTGATCGAGCCTCGTTGATGATTTGTTCGCCAGCGTTTTTAATGTCTATGGTGACTTGGCGGCGGTAGCGCCTATCAAATGAGTTGAGTGCTTTTAGTGTTTGTTGTACGCCAGTAATGTTGACCGAGTGTATTGGTGTGGCGGCCATTAGCGGCCGCCGCGTTGCTTGTTGAGTATCTCGATTACTGTGTTCATATCGTCTGCCTCAAATGTAATCTCTGACGGCCAGTAACCGGTGGCAACGACAATTTCTGCCAGCGCGCGCCTTACTGAGCCGTGACCGCTTTTGGGTCTTGTGTCTCCAAGACATCTATTGACTCAAGTAATGCAATGAACTGATCGAGTGTGCCGGGCACTGTTGTACCAGATGCACGGGTTGCCTCGTAACACAAATATGCCAAATCCTCAACGCCAATACCTTGCGCCATTTCTGACGCTTTGCGCTTATATTTGCGTTCCCAAGCAACAACGGTTGAGAGGTTGGTTACAACTTCGTTTATTGTGCCGTCTGTAAATGTGGCTTTAAGTCTTAATTGCATCTTGCCTCTTTCGTGTCGGGCCGTTGCCGGCGAGAATTAGTTAAGCGGTTGCTACTGAGTATGCGCCACCAGTAAATGTAATGTCAATGGTATCGAGCGCACCAAGTTGACCGTTTACGATTGGCAATGACTCCAAATATGACGCGGTCAGTGTTGACTCTGGGTTTGTGGCGCTGGTGGCCGCGCTGGTTGGTTTGATCTTGACGGTGACTTGAGTGCCAACAAGCGCTTTGAGTGTGGCGTAAGTTTCTGATGCAGCAAACGAGTTGTAAAACGTGCAAGTCAGTGTGCTGTTTTCAAGACCGCCAACATATGAGCGATTGGTTTGACCAAATGCGGTTGACTCAAGCGACTCAATCATGCGCGTTAAAACTGCTGACGTGCATTGATCGCTCATATCAACGGCGTTGATTGTGACTACTGGATTAGATAGGTACGTGCTGGTGGCCATGTGGGTTACTCCTCGTTGGTGTCTTTACTAGGTTTATCAGATTTTGCGCTCTTGTTGGTGGATTTGATAAACCCACCCTCAATTAACGCCTCGATGTTTACGCCATCGGCAGGCTCATAGACATCGCCTACTGTGCCCAATCTTGATGATGCAATAACGTATGCCATAATTTTGTCCTAACTTTGTGCCTGCACATTGATATTTAGATCATACGCCGCCAACTCGCTGCCGCCGATGATAGCGATAGTTGGCCTGCCATCGGTAACACCTATTTGAGCGCTGACCACTTTGGCTGCCAAGTTCATCAGACTGCGTTGTGCATCTAAGTTGCCCGGCCCAAGAGTGAGCAACCTGACTGGATATGACAGCGTGAACACTGCCCGGCTGAAACCTGTAAACGATGGTGCGTCAATAAAGACGCACGGTGGCGAGATATTGCGTGTGTCAGTAATTACGGCAAGGCCAGTGATTGCGCCGAGCGTGGCTGCAAGGTTGTCTAGCGCGGTGTTAAATAGGTCGGTGTAGGCAACTGGTGTTGGCATTAGGCAACCTGTGCGCGGTTGACACCTAGCAGTTGTTTGATCATTGGGCTAAGGCCGTTTGAGCCACCAGAGACCATGCCATCAAACGAGGCAAAATCTGTGACCGAGCCACGTTGACGGTACAAGAAACCGCCATAAGCGCGTGTGCCTAAACCTACGGCCGTTGATGGCAACACTGTTAATGAGTCGTGGTAGCCGGCCTCTTGTCTCCTTAGAAAACAAAACGCTGAAGCAGCAGCCGCACATAATGTAAGAAACGTGGCATCTGCTGCGGTTGCTGTACCAATACCTAGCCAATCCTCAACATCGGTTGCTGATACCCAAGTGCACACCTGATTGTATGTAAGTGTTCCTGTGGTGGTTGCTACTCGATCAACGTCACTGCCTGTGCACCGGTACATAACCTGATTGGGTAATGCCACGTTGGTGTTGTACAACGGGAAACCATCTGAGTCAATACCAATGTACAAATATTGTGGTAACGCTTGCACAACAAATGAGCCGTTAAAAGGTACGGCAACTGATGCGATAGTGACACTTTCACCAATAGCGATCTCTGTTGGCTCAAGTGTTTGCACTACCGCATAGTTGTCTAGCAATTGCTTGCTGGTGACTGTGTAATTACTCATGGCGGTGAGGCCGCCTCTCGACTAAGCCTGTGTGATCTTTTGGATCATGTTTGCGTTGGCCTTAAAGGTTGCCGCGTAACCAAACACGCTCATCTGGCGGCCAAGTGTTGATGGCAACTCAACTGAGAGCATTCCACGATCTTGGCGATACACCTCAAACGCATTTTTGTTCATAATGACCATTGTCTTGGCAGCAAAGTTGTTGTCAACAACGATTTCTAAGCCGAGTGGGTTCATCCCTGACCATGATGCAGCAGAGCCAGCGCCGAGCGTGTTCATGCCGTTAAGACCCGGTGCGCCGATTGCTGGAAAAATTGGTCTGCCTGTCGTATCCACGAGTTGGCCCATCAACGCCCATGTGGCAGGATCAACAAAAATGTGGGTTGGCAGCATGTTTGTGGCTTGCGATGTAACTACTGCTGCATCGTAAATTGATTTCATCAAGTCAGTTACTGACAAATCCCACACACCAGCGGATGTTGCTGCGGTGAGCAAGTTGTCTGCTGCGTAGTTGTCAATCGCTACGAGGTATTGCCCTGCTAAATCAGAAACGATAATTGACATCATGGCTGGGTCTGTAAAGTCAATGACTTGGTACGAGAGTGTTGCTTGTCCAGCAAAAGTTACTTTTGTAACTGTGTTGGATGCGATCACTGCGGTTGTTGCTGATACTGCGGTGAGTTCAGTTGATTGCTGTGCTGCCGTTGGGTGGGTTGTCCACGTTGGGCGAATGAATGTTGAGCCTGCACCAGCGTTTGGCATTGCGCGTGTACCAAGTGCATTGAGTACCGGTGCAATGTAGTTGATGTCTTGAAATACTGGCCCAAGAATTGGCACTGGCACGATACCGGCATCATTGCTGAGCACGTTGTCTCCAGCAGCGGCCTCAAGTGGTGATTTGTGATATGCGCGGTAATCGGCAAACACGCGTTGTGCGGATGCTGCAATTTCGCCGCCTTTGTGCATTGCTGAAACCCACTCGCCTACTGATGGCAAACGTGGCTCACGCTTTGCTGATGCAAAAATTGGTGCAGTTGGAATAGTTGCCTCGACTGTTTCTACTGCTTCGACTGGTGTTGTTTCGCTCATGGGTTCTGTCTCCTGTGTAGGTTCTGTTTCTATAGTACTTATTTCTGGCTCATCTTGGTGGATACTCGCTGCGATTTCTGTGATCTGTGCGCCTGCAAATGCTGGTACGGCCACAACGCTTAATTCTGTCCATGTGGCAGCGCTGATTTCCATTACGCCAGCCTCGTTATAGGAAAAGGCTGTAGGCGTAATTCCGATAGATACCGAGTCTAAAACGCCGTCTTTCATAAGGGTTATTGCCTCGTTGCCTTGCACGGTGTCGCTAATTTTGGCGGTAAAAAGCATGCCGCCAGATGTTGACTCGCGCGACACAACCAAGCCAATTGCGCTGGTTGAGTCATGGTTCATAAACAGTCGTGGTGCTTTGCCTGTGGTTGGTAGTGCGCCCTCAAGTACGCGCACTGTTGTGCCGTCTGAAACGGTGGCATCTACACCGTAGGGTACGGCGATGCCTGAGATGGTGCGGCGTGGGTTGCCGTCTGGCCCGGCTGCGTCAATGGTTACGGCTTCAGCGGTGAACTTGATCATGATGAGTACGGTACTCCATTGTTACGTAGTGGTTGTGGTATTTCCATTTTGTCGGATTGTTCCATAAGATCGCCGTCAATAAAATCGTCAATATCAAACTCAACACACGTGCCGTTTGGTAGCACGTTGTTGGCTGACAATGTTTGTGTAATGCACTCTGCGATTTGTTTGCAGCCAAATGTCCACAAGTCTTGTCGGGCCTCTGTGCTGTTGGTGTAGGCGTATGAGCCAACTGAGATGTTTAATAAATAAGCGGGTACGCCGCATACACGCGACATTTCCATTGCTTGAAACTCTGCTGAGTCAACTAAAAGCATTTTGTCTGGTGAAGTTGCTGTCTCGATGTAGTGCACTTCAGGTGAGAGCGCTGCCGTTTGGTTAGTGGCGCGCGCTGCGTTAAAAGATGCTGCCAAGTCTGCAAGTTCGGTAGATGAAAGTGGCTCTGACCCAGCCTGTACCTGTAACACGCCAGCAGGTATCGCACTTGATGCGTTTCTAAATCGTGCATCCTCAAGTTTGATAGATGTAGCAATAGCCTTTTGTGATGAATACACAATGCCGGGTTGACCGTTTAAGAATTGCACCAAATCTTTAGGGTTGATTTCGCCGCCGTTAAAATAGACCTCTTTTGATGGTGCAAACCAAACACCTGCCGGACTGCCAGCCTGATCGCGTGTGGTGCACATTGCTGCTGGTAAACGTGTAAACGATGCAGGGTAGCCATCAGCGGTGCGCTCTGTGATGTACCAGAACGCGCGGCCAAACATCATTAAATCTGAAACTGTCCACGACAAAATATGGTTGTTTGTGTTTGCTCGATCAATACGGCGCAACCATGATCGAGGCGCAAGCGGCACTTGTTCCATTTCCTCGCCGTTCCACATCTCTGTGTACATCTTTAATTTCATTGATGCGATTACTGACGCGATCAATTGTTGTGCGCGCGCAATTGTTGGCACGCTCATTGCTTGACTAAATAGCACACCCTCTGTGTAGGTGTAATATTGGCCCACCATTGCAGCGCCTTGATTACTGTTGTAACTTGAGCCAGCGGCAGCGGCTTTAGTTGGCGGTGGTGAGATCGCCGCTTTAGATTTAGAGAATAGTGCCATGCTCTTAGTGTGTCATATCCTGTGTAGTTTGTGGTGGCATCGGCCCGGTATGCGATGCGGTATCCCGACGATAAGCAAGCATCAGGCCGATGCCATATCACACATTAGAGGCTAAACGCTGAT